TCGCTTGCTTTTTGCGAATCAATTGTTAAGGTTGCAATATTGATAATGTTTTCCATATTATAACTGTTCGTTTATTGTATATTTATAATTTAGTTTTTGCCAAGTTAGTAATCCTGATAAGTCCCCACCACTACCCGGGGTATCGCCAGTTATTTGTATGATAATCGAAAACTCATCGTTTGCGTTTCCATTTACCGTAAATTGCTTTGTTTCATTATCATAAATTGTGTACTCAAATGTATCTGTTCCAATAATTGCACCCTTTGAATTTATATTGTAAATAGGAACCCCATTTTTTACAACTTGATAAATTAATTCAAGTGATGCACGTAAGTTATTTTTATTAAAATAATAAGTTGCTTGCACTTCAAAATCTATAATTAAAGTGCCTGCTCTTTGCAAACGTATCATTTTAAAGTTTTGAACGGCTGTATTAAAGTCGCCAGTCGCTCCAAGTGTTACATCTAAAGTAGATGTTATATTTGCAACGCTTATAATTTTTTCGGCAAAGTTACTCCAAGCCTGAAAAAATGGTATTTGCGGTATACCGTAACTTGTTGGCGTTACATCTAGTCTATAATTGCTAACAAATTTTGCACGACCATTATGCGTAACATTTATTTTTGCGATTCGTGAAACACCGCCCTCTTCAGATGTAAATTGAAATAGAAAGTCGGAACTATCAATTTGATTAATTGGATCGTTATTTTCAAACTCTAATTTAAACATTGTAGCAATATCAATATTAACTGGCGTTGCTAATATTTGCGTTCTAATACCATTGTTGCCAGTAACGTAAACCCTGTTTTTTGATTGATTAAAATTTACAACCGTAAATATAGATTGTGCGCTTGCATTTTGACTGCTGTATAATGGGCTTGCGTCTGCAATAGTATAGTTTTCATTAAAGCCAAGCGAAATATTTAAGTCGAAAACTATCGGCACATCGGCAGCGGTGCTTTCAATCATTAAGCATTTCATTGTAACCTCTTCTTTTTTTGTTGAATAGTTTAATTCTAAGGGTAGCCAATAAGTTGATAATTGCTTTACAAAAAAAACGTTTTGCAATTTTAATTCAGACAAAAATATAGCATCGTATCTAAATTTTAAATTTGCTATTGTTGGCAGTTTTATATTTTTTACGTACTTAAAATGAAAGTCGTTGAATATCTCTAAAATGTTTGGCGTGTATGCCTTATACATTTGAGATAAATTGCGGTTGCCGTTAACATAGTAAGCAACTTGTGTTAATTGGTCTTCAAATTTATAAAGATTAACTTCGCTTGTTTCACATACTTCGCCAACTAATCGCAAAGGCAAAGTAAATGTTTCGCTTAATTCTTGGTCATCAAACAGACGCATAGTTCCAGCTCCAAAACTTGAATTTAGGTAGTCTGTTTTTTCTATTATAGATTTGTTATTTTCAAAAAACGAATCATAAAACGGTTGCGAACCGCTGTAACCGATTGTATTTATTTTTGCCAATCCTCCCTCAAAACTATATTCTTTGTAACTTACAAATTTATCCGAGTAATCTAAAAATGTCTGTTTTGCTTTTTCTATATCATTCCATAAAAAAATTCCAACTGCCTTACTACTATCGCTAACATCAATATAAGCATTAAATGTTTTTAAGGTATTAATTAAAAATTCAAATACAGTTAGTGATTTGTCAAATAATGGTTTACCTCCAACCTTATAAATTGAATAGTTTGGGTTTACGTACCATTTTTTTAACTTGTCATCTGTAAAAAAACTTCCTGAAAAATCGTAATCTAATCCGTTAATTATTCTTTTTACTAATTCAACTAAATTTAATAATGGTGGTATTTCTTCAATAGCAATTAAATTGCTTGAATCCTGTGCGCTTATTGGTGCGGTTCGTAAAAAAGCATCTATTAAATTGTATTGCAAAAATTGTAGTTGTGATTTATCGTAGGTAACTTGTAAATCAATATCGTTTACAATTTTTTCTTTTGACTTTGCTAAAAAAAAGCTATCTGTAAAAACCAAATAAACCGATATGCTTTTATCGCTTTCTTTTTGAACTTTTAGCTTTTGCTTTTTTAAAAATATGCAACCAAATAAAACAACGTCAACATCATACCCTTGAGTCATTGATTTTGCCTTACTGTTTGGCAAGTAGTTTATTTTTAGTAGCCGTTTGTTTTTTGCTGTTATAGGTAAATTTATATTGTTACTAAAACTATATTGATTTTGAATGCCGTTTAAGTTTTGCGAACGCTTAACCGTTACTACTTGACCTGCTTCTAAATCTAAAGCTTCGCTATTTAAAATTATATCTATCATAGTTTAAAGTTGCCAGTGTTTTTAATAGTTGCCGAAAGTTTAAAATCGAAATGCGTGTACTGGTCTGCGCTTGTTCCAGTAACTTCGGTTTCAATGAAATAATCGTTTCCGTTTAATTGCTTTAAATTCATTTCAATCTTTGGCGATCGTAGCAGGTCAGAAAACAAAGGTTTCAATTCTATTATTTTAATTCCTGAAAATTCTAATTTATTTGAAAATTCACTTGAACTTTGAACTTGTGCGCTGTTATTTTCATTTTCGTTAAAATAATCGTTTTCGTAAAATGTTACTTTGCTTCGAGTTTCATTACTAGATTTTGCAACCGCATAAAAGTAAGAGAACCCACCTTTTGAATTGTAAAATCTAAATTGAATTATATCAACGCAATCACGGTTAAATGGATAGGCATATATTTTTTTGTTGTTGTTTTTTAAATAAATAGGCGTTAATGAATTTATTGAAGCTGTTTGATCGTCAGATAAAAATACAGTACCCACTCCTTTTGGTTGAGGTATTGACTCCTGATAAATATCAACAAGTAAAAAATCGGGTGTTACTGCTTCATTTTGCCACACAGATACAGATGTTTTAAAACCATTGCATACCTCAATAGTTTCAGGTGTTAAAAAATCATTTGTGTTGGCAACTAATGTGTTTGCTTTGTCGATTAATGTTTTTTCGCCAAGTATAGAATAAAATGGTTCGCTGGTATCCGTATCAACTGAGCTTGTGCCAATTGTAAAAACAAAATTGTCAAAATAATAATCATTGTAAGAAAAAACTTCTGGGCTTGGTAAATTATTATCTCTAATATTAAATTCTAAATTAAACTTTTCAATTGCTAAGTTTTTAGTTTCTGAAAAAATAAAGTCAAAATCTTTTAATTGTAATGATTTTAAAAAATCTGCAATATTTAAAGAAAATATTTTAGTGATTGTATTTGGAAATACATTGCGTATTACTGCCGTTTTGTTAGTGTACAAACTTTTAACAAAAACATCGCAAACATAATCGTCAAAGTTACCTATTGATGCATCGGTTGTAAATTCAAATATTGCGGGATTGGTGCAATTAAAAAATAAAGCGGGTTGTTTTAAAATAGTTATAGCCATTGTGTATTCAGTATTTTATTTAGTTCATTTTCAACTGCAACATCAATTACTCGCTGTATATTGTTTTCATTTATTATAGCTTGCAATTCTCTTGAGCCTCCTATTTTGTCCCAACTTGTACCATTTTTCAATATTGAATTATAAACGGCATTCGCATCGAGAGTAGCCTCCAACCCTTTGGCTTGTATCCAAGTTTGAATATCATCAATAGTAACTTCGTTATTTTTTTGAGTTCCATTTTTTAAATCTAAAATGTAACTCTCCGCAAATACCTCAACTGTTTGTGAGTTTTCAGTTCTGCTATAAACTTGCTTTACACTTTCAATTAATTGACTTGTTGCAATTAAATCATCTGCAACAATAGCGCCCTTTAATGGTTCGGTAAATTCTTTGTTTACTATTTCTGCTAAATCCATATGCTGTAGCTAATTTCAACGCCTGTTGTATTTGTTGATTTGGTATATTTTGTTGTATTGTAAAGTGGTTTTATGTTGTTAAACTGCACTTCGTAATCACATTTTATATAATTTTTTAATGAGTTAATATAATTTTTTGCCATTAATGATTCTACAACATTTGCATATAAACCAGCTAAGCCATCAACATCAATTCCGTGGTCATTTGGTATACCAATAAATAAAAACCCATCGTATTTTATTTCATTTGTGTTTATTCTAGGTGTTGCCACTTCTAATTTATCTACAAAGAAAAAATTTTGAAATATAGTATTTAAAACCACTCCGTTAATATCGGTTTCGTAAAATTCAATATTATTAAACGATGCAATGTACTGCCAAATATCTTTTGGTGTTTTTATTTCCGGTAAAATATAGTTAGTGTTTCGGTTTATTAAGTTCATAATTATTAAGTGCTGTTAATTTATCTGATAATATTGACAAAATTATAGTATCTAAATTAAATAACGCTCTTTTTTCGTGGTTTTTTTCATTATAATTAACTGGTATCATTTTTTTATTAGCCCAATATTCAATGTAATAAAACTTATTTACTACATCATTTTGAAAACCTTGCTTTGCTCCAACTATATTATATGATTTTGAAACGGCAGTTATTGATTGTTTTATTTTTCGTATTGCATCAATAAGCAAATCTATGAATCTTTTTTTAATTATAGATTCATATTTTTTTGGATACTTAAAATTAAAGCGTAAGAAAATATTAATTGCAATATTGTTAAATTGTATTTCTGTTTTTGATTCAGATAGATCCAGCCAATCAAAAGCATTTATTTGGTCTATAATATCGGAGCTGGTTATTACAATATCTAAATTTTTATAAAAAACGTCTTCGTGTTTAAGTATTACATTTTCTAAAGCCATACTGTTTTTGGTTTAAGTTCAAATAGCATTCGCATATAAATGCTATCAAAAAAATTAGGAGATTTCCCGGTGCGTTCAACGTGTTTGCTTTTTGCTTCAAGTTTAATTTTACCTTCATCGTTTTGCTGCCCAAGCCAAATGCTTTCAAGTTCGCTTGTAATTTGTTTTCTAAAACTTTGATCGCTACAATAAATTTCGTTGTTTTCTAAAAGTTCTCTTAATTTAAAAGCGCACTCAGTTTTTAAATTAGCAAAGTTTTTGTCTTTTATCGGTTTTGAATTATTTAAAAATGGTCTTGCGGCAGTTAATTTTTTAAGGCTTTGACTTGTGAATTTTCTTAATCCATCAGCATCGTAAACGATATTTGAATATGGTATTTTATATTGTTCGGATAATTCAATTAACTTTAAACCTATTAATGTTTCGTCAATTTTATCAATAGCAATTACCTTTTCAATTACAAATCCGTTCCAAATAGTAATTACAAATAAATCGGAACCCATATAAGCAATATCGGCAGACAAGTAACGATTATTGTTTTCTTTTATAAAAGTGTTGGTAAACAATCCCATTATTGCATCGTAACTATAAATTTGGTCATCTAAATCTTGCGCCTCCGCAAGATATAATTGTTTAAATATTTTGTCTGGCAAATCTTTTTGCGCTTGCAATATTTCAGACTCTTCTAAAATACCCGCTTTTACTGCATCCCAAGCTGTTATTTTAAAATAAGCATACTCACTATCGGTTAATGATTTTTCTTTTAAATGGTGCATCCAATTTGAAGTACCACCAAAGTTGCCAATTAGTTTTAATTTACCTCTTGTGGCGGTTAAAGTAGATCGTAATGCATAAAATGCTTCTACTCTTGCTCTAGGTGCTTCATCAAAAACGCAACTATAAACATCCTCGCCAAATAAATTATCCGGCTTCTCAGCAGACTTAAAATAAATATGCGTTCCTATTGGTGTTGTAATTATTAAATTGCTTTCGTTTATTTTATAAAAACCATTTCTACTCACTTTGGCTTTCATTCGATTAAAGGCTATTTTTGCTTGAGAATAAACTGGAGCAACCCACCAATGGTTATAATTTTCTTTATTCCAAGAAGCGTGTGCATTTTCAAAAAGCCACCAAATATGACTAAAAGTTTTACCTACTTTAGTACTAGCTTCTGTAACGGTAAAACGACTTTCATTATACAGAAATTCGTTTTGATAAGAAGTTAAATGTGGTTTTTTTATATTAATTTTCATTAATCTGTAAAATCAATTTCTATGGATGCATCTATTTTTGTTTCTTGTTTTTCAACTAATGAATTTAAACGCTGGGTTATACTTGGATTGTAAATTCCTAACATGCCCCCGGTGATTTGATTGTTACGAATAGTTTTTTTTATATGTGAACAGATAGGCACAAACTCATCGTAATAACCTTTTGCATTTTTAAAATATTGGTCTACTTGACCATAATTTTCATAACAGAATATTTCAAACCCCTCTTGAGTATAAGGCAGTTTATAAGGGTCTCTTTTTTGCTCTCCTTCTTTACCTACATATTGAATTTTAACCCAATCCAATGCCTTTTGGTCTAAGTCTTTTTTATATAAAGACCAAGCTTGCTCTAATTCGTCGGGATGTTTAAAAATACGTGTTGGGTGCATAAAAAATTATTTTTCGTAAAGTCTTACTTTTTGGGTTTCATTTATTCTTTTGAACTCTAGCCTTAATTGGTTATCATTTAGCAAATTTAAAGCTCCATTAGTTGATACTGCAGGCAGGTTTTCATAGCCGAACGGCAGTCTTTTACTACCTATAACCGTATTTGAACCTATGATGTTGTAACCATTATCAATAGCGTCTGCAAGGTTTATTTTGCGTGTATTTTGATTGTAGGTAATTACACCTATTTCAGGTTTTTTAATATTGTTTTCAGTTACAAATTTGTAAGCAAAAGTAAAAGACTCTTGAGGCGTTACTGTTTGGTTTTCAATTGGTTTATCTGGTGTAGTACAATTGATAAAAAAAAGTACGAGTAAAATAGTTATTTTTTTCATAAAACAAATATATAAAATTAAAGTTTAGATTGTTGATAATCATAAATAATTTTAACATAATTTGTGAAATTTTTTATTTTATCGTTCTCTAAGCACAGCCTTTGTATTTCGTTGCGTACTAATTTACGCTTGGCTGGTGACTTTTGAAACTTCATTATTTTCATAAAGTTTAGTATCATTGTGTAATTTTCTATTAACACTAAACTTTTTTCTTGAAATTCTACTCGCATATTTTTATAAATTTATCGTTATAATCAAATTCAAATTTAATTATTTCTTTTGTATCTAGGTAAATAAATGTATAAATCCAATGCCATTTTTCTAATTTATCAATCCATTTAGAGGGTTGTTGTAAGTTTTTTTCTATACCACATAATCTAAACAGCCTGCCCGACTTAGATAATTGTATATCAAAATTCAAATTTAGTAATTTCGTTCCAATTAAAAGCGTGTTCGTATTCTTAATTTCTGTTGCCATTCTGGGTAGGTGTATATTGATTTTTTTATTAAATAAAAATTATCTCGGGCAATAAAGTTTTTTTCGATGTGACAAATAACTCTGAAAACATCAAAAACCGATTGACAAACGAAATATAAAACTTTTTTACTTTCCATTTCGGGTAGCGTTTCCTTTTGATATTTTGTAAACGTTCCTTTTGGTAGTTTCAATTCCAATCCAAAAAACATTGAACTATTTTTATAAAATACGGTACAGTCTGGTAGTCCGTTTTTTGATGTAAAATGCACCCATCTACCATCAATAAATGCAATGCCGCTATTTTGGCGCCACCAAAAGTAACCTGTTTTTTTTAGAAAACTATTAACGTCTTCTTGAAGTTCGGATTCTTTAGCGTAAACTTTGCCATCGAATAAATCTAAAATATTTGATATTTTTTTTAAAAATATTGATTTTTCAATAGTAATATTTTTGTATTTATTATTTATTTCTTTATCGTAAACATCCAATCCTAAATGTTTATCAATAGCTTTTGAGAATTTCAATTTTGTTTTAAAATCTTTTCTAACATCTGGTAAATTGTGAGTTTCAATATTTCCGCAAAAATCTAAAATTATACAATCGAATTTTCCGTTATCAATTGATTCTTTTAATGAATTACCAAATAGTCGAAGACCTCGCCCGCAACATTGAATATATTTTTTCCAAGTAGACATTTTAGTTGCCAAAATAACACAACTTAACGAAGGTTCATCAAAGCCTGCGGTTAGTATCTCAATCGAAATAAGACCTTTTAAGTGACCTTTTTTAAATTCCAATAAATACTTATCTCTATCTTTTTTTAATGTATCAGCCGTTATAATTTCTGTTAAAATACCCGATTCGTAAAAAACATTTCTCAATTGTAAACAGTGTTGTTTTGCACTTGCAAAACAAATAAACTTTCTATTTTCTCCCAAGATTAAATATTGGTCCACAATAGACCGATTAATATCATCGGTTACGTTTTCATCACTTATTGTAACGTTAAATGGTGCAAAACATTTCATTGGAACTAACCATCCTAAATTAATTAAATCGGTTGTCTGATAATCGTCAATAATGCAATCGAAACCGTCTAAAATGCAATCGTTGTCATCAACTGGTGTAGCACTTAAACCAATTACAACCGCTTCTGGAAATCGAGTAAATAAGTTTTGAATTAACTTTGAATTATAGCCATAGTGTACCTCATCAATTATAATGATTTTAGGGGCTTTAATTTCGGTTTTAATCAATGTATGCAGAGTAGTAACTAAACATTTGTAATCTTGGTTAAAACTTTTGTTGTTGCCTTGTAAAAAATCTGTTTCAATACCTTCAAATTTATCTCTTGTTTGTTCAGCAAGTGTAATTCTGTGGCTTGTAAAAACTACTGTATTGCTTTTTTCTATGGCATTTTTTATAATAACATAAGACAATGCGGTTTTTCCAAAACCTGTGGCTGCTGAAACTAAAATTCTCTTATTTCCTTTTGACAAATTTTGTCTAATCTTATCAAAAATTATCTGTTGAGGTTTTCTTAACTTATAATTCATTTTTTTATTTGTTTTTTATGTTTTACTGTAACATTTGGTGTAAATGTTACAGTAAATGTTACATCAATGTTACAACTGTTTTCTAGCATTGGCGGGGCTTAACAGCAATGTTACTGTAACATTGCGTTTTTACAAAAAAAATAAAAATTATTTTAAATATTTATTATTTTTTACCAACTGTAACAAATGTTACACTAAACGCTGTTAAGGCTTATAAACATTGATATTTTACTGTAACATTGATTTTTTGATGTTACAGTAATGTTACATCTTTTCAAACTCTTTAATCCATCTATTAATACTCATTCTTGAAACTCCTAAAAGTTCGGCAGTTTCACTACGATTAAATAAATTATTACTTTTCCATATCTCAAATAGCTTTTCCTTTTCAGATTTACCTTTATTTTGACCAATAGTATTTTTTAATTTAGAAACATCAACTGAATTAATCTTAATTTTCTTTGCAGTAGCCACAAAATACTTACTTAATTTTTCGGCTTTTAAAATACTTTCTTTTGAGATTAATAAACTATTACCGCCTTCAATAAAAAAGCCGTTAAAAACGTGTATTAAACACGCAAAACGAGGGATATAAGATTTTTGTTTAGGAAACATTGACTTTAAATATTCGTTTTCCTCTTCATTATTTTGAATATCGGTCATTTCATTAAACATTCGCATCCATTCTATTTTAGCTTCTTGATTAAATTTATAAGTTAAAGGAATAATATCGCCGTCTTCATCTCGTTTAATAGCGCTTTTAACAGTGTCGTATAACGAAATAATTATTTCGTTATACCATTTTAAAATATCCTCTGAAATTTCATTTTCGTTATAATAATCAATTTTTAAGTCAGGATAACACAAAAGCATCCTGTCCATAAAACCGTTGTCTTTGTTTTCATCGGTATAGAAAGTATTAAAAATACTCGGTTGAATGCCCCCAAGTATAGGAATAAACGGCTTTTCAACAAACGAACCTTTTCGAGATAAACGGTTTAAATTTACACTTTTACCGCTCCACGTCGATAACCAAAACTCCAAATCAGAACCCTCTCTATATTTATTCATATCTTTTAACCATCCAGCCAATTCGTCTTTAAAAACTCCGACTGCGTTATCGCTTTCTTGATGTAAATCTACTAAGGCTTCGAGTGTAATATCATTGGCTATAAATTGGCTTTTCATTGGCTTAAAAACCTCGTTATGCTCTTCCTTTTCTTTTTTAGATAAGTTACTGTAAAATTCAAATTTTTCGCTTTCTTTGATGTACTTCTTGATTTCTTTAGCGTTAATTTTGATTAATGGAAATACAATGTTTGAAATACTTGGAGTTTTACCTAGACCCGCTTTTCCGACAATACTAATCCATAAAGAAACATTTTCAATCCATCCTTTTTTGACCTCAACATCAATAGAATTTCCAATACAAACCGATATTAACCAAAGTAAAGAACAACCCATATACTCGATAGAACTATCAAGTTTTGAATTACATTCGATTAAATATTTTTGAATATCAGTAGGGAAAATATCAATAGGGAAAACTAAGTCTTCAATCTTAATTTTAGTTTCTTCTTGAATTTCGATTGATTGTTTTAACTCTTTAATTTTAGACTTTAAACGAGACCCAAAACCCTTTTGATATAAGTCTTTTGCAGTTTCTGAAAAGTTGCCATTATGATTTTTCCACGCATAAGCAATAAAAGGAGTAATTTGTTTTTCGTGTGGGTAACAAGTGCCAGTACTAAATAAGTACATTCGATTGTCTTCTTTATAAACATATCCAGAATGTGGCGAAGTCGCACCGTGTCGCTTAATTATGTACTTTTTATTATGATTTGCCACTATTTGAAAGTCGATGCCGATTATCTCAAAAATATCAGTTTTTTGATTAAAATCATCCCAGCACGTTATTTCAGTTTCTAAATATTCTTTGGTTTCTTTTTTTGGCTCAATTGGAATATCAACAACATAATTATAAGTCCTTGCACAACTCCAAAGAATTTCTCTGTCCTCTTCGCTAATTTCTTTAATTTGATGGTAGTTAATTTTAGACAAAGTTTCATCATAAGCGATAACCATTCCTCCAATTCCTCTACTTTCTATTAAAGCTTCTTTCATTCCCTTTAAAGTAGCAATTTTAGTATTACCTTTCAAAGATTTGCATCTATAAAGAATGTGATACCCTTTGTTTAAAGTCTTTTTAACTACAAATTTTTTGTCAAACTCGTCAATATTATCGTTTAAAAATCCAAGAAACTCATCCCAAAAATCTTTTTGTTCTTTTAAAGAAGATAGTACCTTACAATCTACATCGATAACCTCAAGGTTGTTATATCCTGTTACAATTCCAAATTTAGGACTTGTAAGACTTTCGATTTGTTCGGGTGTTCGTGATTCAGTTTGGTATTTTTTCCAGACTCCAATAGGTGCTTTATTTTCAGCACAGGGAATAACTGAAAAACCATTTTTAGCTAATTTTTTTAAATAATGCTTTTCCATTATTTAGCAGTTCCATTAAAATAATAGAAAAATATTCTTTGATCATTTTCAAAGGCTTGCATTATTTCGTTAATGGATTTTTCTTGATCTTTAAATAGTTTCATTATGCCACAGCGTTAAATTAGACTTTTCCATTAAAGTTTTACCAAATCCAAATTGATCAATTTCCTTATTGTAAGTCAAAATTTCATTTTCCCATTCTTTGGCTTGTGTAAAAAATTCTTTTTTAATTTCAAATCCAAAACCTTTTCTTTTTCTGTTTGCAGCAGCAATTAATGTGCTTCCAGAACCAGCGCAAGGATCAATTACTACATCGCCTTCATCTGTAAAAATTTCAATTAATTTTTCAATCAATTTGACAGGCTTTTGAGTTGGGTGTATTTTTTGAATCAAAGGACTTGAAATGTCATCACGTTCCCAATCTATACAATTGAAAATCATTTTACCTTTATTTCTAATTTTTGGCAAACGGTCGCGGTAAAAAATTAAACCATATTCGCAATTACCTACAACTTTCATATTTGCTTTTAGAACCTGAGCGGAGAAGTTTTTACGAAATACTAAATTAATATATTTGTTTAAACCGTATCTTTTAGCAAGTTCAATTAAATACATTTGTTGGTCAAATGCGCAAAATACAATCATACAAGGCGAATCGCTTTTTTGTTTGAGTTCGCCATCCTCTGATTTTTTAGGCTTGCTTTCAGCCTTTAACATTGTGCTGCAAAAGTGCATAAATTCAGCGGGGCGAAAATCCTCATCTGTATCAAAGAAACTTTTACCAGCTAATGCACTTTCGCCATTTGCATTGTCGCCATCTTTGTACCAAGCGGGATTTGAAGCATAGGCATTGTTACCTAAATTATACGGAATATCTGCAATAATAAGTTGTGCTTTTGGAATTGCATAGCTTTTGTAATTTTGAAAGTAATCTCTGTAAATCATAATGTTTATTTATAAAAATGGCCCACAATTTCAGGAGGGCAGTCCTTACTTTTGTGAGCTTTTTAAAAATTTCTTTAATTATAGCGAACCTGCCCGAACCCTATAATGCAAATATATAAAAAAGTACCACGCCCAAACTTAATAAAGTGTGGATTTTATTTTAAAATGGTAAATCATTGTCATTATCAGGAAATTTACCGTCTGGTTGTTTTGGTGGAAATTCCTGTTTAGGTTCTGGAGTTGGATCACTCGATAAACTTTCAATTCGCCAACCTTTAATACTATTGAAATACTTAGTTTCTCCTTGTGGATTTACCCATTCTCGACCACCTAAATTAATCCCGATTGTTACCTCTTGACCGATTGACAAGTTATTTAGCAAATCGCATTTATCCTGTCCAAATTCAATCATAATAGATTGCGGATATTGCTCGTCTGTGGTAACAACTAATTCTCTTTTTACGTACTTGGCACTTACTGTTATTGGTTGCCCGATTACTTTTACTTTTCCTTTTACTTCCATTGTTTATTTGATTTTAATTGTTTCTAAATATTCTCGAGCTTCTATAACTCTTTGTTTTGCACTTTCTATAAAAGTTTCATCGTAATCAAACTCAAATACTTTTATTCTTAAATTGTCAGGCAAATGATTATAACTAAGTTCTTTTTCAGCTAAATCCCAATCTTCAATACTAGGTTCGTCTTTATCTAAATCTTTTGCAATTTGCCAAGATAAACGGTCTATTTGCTCGTCACTTCCATTCTCTAAACAATAACATAAACTAGCTTTTTTTAACCCAGTTAAGTGCATATAAATCTGTAATTGGATGTAATAATCTTTGTCGATTTGATTGTCAAAAAAAGGAAATGTAAAAGCATTAAATGGCACTTTTGTATCAATTATACGGTCAATCGTTTTAGCATCGTAAGTTCCTGTAAAAAATTCATCTTCTAGTTGAATTTCGTTTTTAAACAAAGCCGTGTCGTAATATCTTGCAACTCTTTCAATTGCTTTTGATTCCATCGAATTGCCACGTTCAAAATATTTGCTTTTAATATCCTTTTGCTTACCTGTTAATTCGGAAATATACCATTCTTTAATATAACTTTTGGCAGTTTCCCCCATTGCCTTACCACTACGGTCATTGCTTAACAATTTACCAATTTGCGAAGCCCTGCATTTAAACTGTTTCATCTTGTAATATTTGTAGTTGTTCTGGAGTTACATCGTATTGTTTTACGATTGCTTCAATAGTTGTTTTTTTGTCCTTAATTGCTTTTTTAGCTGCTTCAAAATCTTTGATTTCACCCCTTGGCAAAACTTCAATTGTCATTGGTGTTCGTTTGTTTTTTGCTGTTGTTACTAGAACACGTGTTGCACTTGGAATATGTGATGCGTGACTAATCCTAATACCACCAATTTCAACCCCTGCCCATTTAACGGTGTCATCACGAAATAAAGTGATTCTGCGACCTATGTACTGCAAGCCATCCGCCCCCCAAAGTTGCACTAAGATTCTGCGAACCGATTTGCAAGGCTTGAAAGGCTTGTTATCGTCTCCGTAAAAGTAAATAGATACGGGTTGCGTTTCATCTGCACCCGCTTTAATGTCACGAATTTTAATAGTTTTTGACCCACTTATTAGGTCATCAGCATTTAGCTGGTCTGATTTAGGAATGATTGTTTTTGACAAATCCATAATAATTTTAAATTTAAAAACCCCATTCAGTCGCATCGGTCAGTATGCAGTCGAATAGGGTTTTTGATTTTTTTGTTAGATACCTGACCGTATCGTTTTGCAAATATAACTAAAATTTCAATGTTAAACTATCTTTTCGATTAGTTTTTCCAATTTTTGGCACTTCAATACCTCCTGCATCAATGGTAAATTGCTTTTGAGCCAATTTTAAAAGCTCTTGCCTACACTCTAATTCGTATTTAAGTTCCACCCAAATTGCGTCCTCGTTATAATTTAAAGTGCTGCCACCGTTAGTAGGTGTAAATTCAACACCTAGAACGTTTGTTTTTTCGTCTTTAATATAATCTTTCATTAAATCTAAAGCAGTATCTACAACAGCTTTTAAACGTGCAATATTTGCGGTAAACTCGTGTTTAGATATATTACCGTTATCAATTACATTTTTTACAATTTGCGCGCCTTGTTTAATCGCGTCTTTTTTTGTAAAGGTGGGGTCGTACATTGTAGCGATTTGCTCTTCACCCATTAGAAAGAAATTAGTTTTACTCATCGTTTTTTAGTATTAAAAATATTGAAACATTGTGTTGGTGTTAATTTCGACCAGAACATTTCAAATCTAAATACTTGATAGCCTGTTTTTTTTGCAGTGAAATGTAAAACCCATTAATTCGTTGCAAAATTCTAAAAAATTACTGTTCATTTTTCATTTGTTTTAAAAGTTCATCAATCATTTTGTTTCGAGCTTCGAGCTCACGTTGTAAAGCTTCGATGCGTTGTTGTTGAAATTCAATTAAGTCTGGCATAATTTTAAAAATTAAAGGTTAGCAAATCGTAATCTGTTAGCATACTATCTAGGCAGTCTAATTGCCAAACGTATGCCGTAATAATCAATTCTTTTGCGCGGTCTTCGCTAAGGTCTTTTTTATCAAAAGCCTCACGAACTAATCGTGAAACTAATTTTTTTGTAGCCTTAGAACTTAATTTAATTTTACCGGTACGCTGTACAAATTCTTGCATTGTATTCATATAAAGTCGCTTTGTTTTACACCAAAATAGTCGTAATAGTCGCCTTTAAAATCGGCATCATAATCGTTTTCGTTTGGTTCGTTGTTTAAAATTTCTCGTTGTTCGTCAATTTTCGTTTGCATTATTGCAAGTTGCATTTTAGTAGGTTCTGATTTTATCCAATTGTGACCTAGCATAAATCCAAAGTCTTCAACTATTAAAATATCATTTTCATCTGCGTAAAAAGACATCTCATAGTTTTGGTGTTTGGCGGTAAATGCCATAGTATCCTCAAGTTTTAAATTTTGAATAAGTTTGTTAAAATATTTCGCTTCCATTGTTATAATTTTTTACAAATATAAAACTTTTTTTTTGATTTCAAGCCATTTAATCAAAATATTTTTTATTTCGATTTCACAATCTACCGGAATAGTGATGCGCTTGGTTGCGTAAACTAATTTTTTCCTACCGGCATTTGGGCGTTTGCCCCCTCTTTTTTTCATAAATCTATTTTTTTTACGCAATCAGTATGCGTTGATTATTAATATGTTATAAATGCAATTACGGCTATTTATGAGTTATAAGCCATTTTGAGAACACGACTTCGCACCATCATTATCTCGTTCTGAATTAATTTCTCGTAACGCTTCCCAAACTTGAAATTGTAAAAAAGCTAATTGGCTACAAAGTTTTTCGTGACCAAATCTTTTTACATAATCTTTGAGTTCGTCTTTTTGAAATGAACCTTCTACTTCGCCAATTTCGTAATAACTTACATCGGTATCTGTTACAAAGCTAACAGTTGCTAATTTTTGAGTTTCTGCTCCCATTTTTTACAATTTAAAGTTTATGCCTAACCAATAAAAAACGGCTTATAACAGTGGTTTGGCAAAATACCGCCACAAGCCTTTGTACTAAA